AACAACAACAGGTTCCACAACAGGTTCCACCACCTTTTTGACAACAGGTTCCACCACCTTTTCTGTAATCTCTTTTCCCACTATTGGTTCAACAATAGTATCCATTGCCTTTTCTACTACAACATCCACCACAGGATCAATCACCTTTTCAATCAATGGCTCTATCAAATTCTCCTTTACATTTTCTTCCAACTTTTCGAGAACAATATCACTAGGTGAAGCCACCTTTTCCAACTTTCCATAACAACACGAAAAATTCATTATATATTCCAAAAAGAAAATAAAGTTATTGTCATATACAAATCCAACAAAAGAAAAATGTCTTGTGCCATTTACGTAGTCAACTACAAAGACGAAGAACGTCGAGCAAGGATGTCACAAAGGGTTAAATCGGTCGGTCTCGATGCTCATTTTGTAGCCCCCGTATCTACTAGCGACCCACGTATTCGCGACCAACCCATCACGGATTTCGAAAAACGCAACTGGTCCATTTTCTTCCAACATGTGGATTGTATGCGCGAATTTGTAGAGAACACCACATATGATTACTGTATTGTTTGTGAAGACGATGTTCTCTTGTCGCAAAACCTAAAGGATGAAATCCCCCAGATAATCAACCTTTATGACCAATCGCGGATAGACATGTTACTTTTGAGTTATTTATGGCCATATGATGTCGTCGAGAACAATTATTTTCCTCTGTTACACCGTTTCTCAGACCAATGGCGAATTCATGGATACCCGGATGATTTGTGGGGCGCGCATATGTATTTTATGTCGAGAACACATGCGAAAGTGCTGGTGGACAGATATACTCCCGAATATGCGGTTACAGAAACACAGGAGGGTCGTCCCTTTTGTTCAGACTGGCAATTTACTAAATACGGGAGAAGGGGTCTTTTGGTTCCCATGGTGGGATTAGAAGAGGGGGAAGTGAAAACCGACCATCAGGGACAGATTGATTTTCATAGGTCTGTCTTTCGACACCATTTTTCAGAAAATCGATTCACTTAATTTGCCTTTGTGACAATCATACTACAATTGATGGAAATGTTACTTATTATTTGGCTTTTACTACCTGTCATTATTCGATTACGTAAAATGGTAATCGAACAATATAGCGTTCATACCAACCAGTTTTCATTTCCTGAAGGATGTCTACCGAACATAAAAGACCCGACGACATTTGAAAGTATGGAGGGGGTCAATGAAAACGAACTGGAGTTGATCGTTGAGAACATGGTGATTTATACACTGAATGAAAGCAACCCTATGAAATGGGAAGAATATATTCGTTTCGAACATCCTATTGAATAGATTTTTCACCAAATAAAATAACAAAAATGAAAAACGCACGTATTATATCCTTTGTTTTCTGGATTTGCGTGCGTTTTTTCTTTTGGTCCTTTTGTTTGTTTTTCTTTTGGTTCCTCCTGTTTGTTGTACTGATTCAGCGCGAAACTTACCAGGACAAGGTGGATCTAAACTGACCTTTTTAAAATCCTTTTTTTTAGAAAAAACATGAAAACCATCATCTGGTTGTTTCAATCTTGAAAATTCTTTTTCAGTAATATTAAATGATATTGATTCTTTTGTTTCGTTTATATTTCTATTATTATTTTTAAATGAATAAGTTGTTCCTAGTACTTTATTCTTATTCATATTTATAGTCATTGAATAATTGTTTCCATTCTTTGTTGCTGTAAAATCATATTTTTGATAATTGTTATGGTTTTCTGTAGTCTCTGTTGGTGAAAATTTTCCAGTTATAGTTGTAGTCATATATATAATACCAAATATTTTTTCCCCTAAACCGTAGGAAAGAATTCCCAGTCCAATTCCATACACACTTTTTTCCAAATCATATCTTGATCCAACTGTTTCTCTCGATCTTTCATCATCGGTATATACGGCAAGTACTGCGTCTGGTCTAAAAGAACGCATAATTGAAAAAGCGTATAAGCATAATTGAAAAAGTTCCGCCGATTCGGTGGACAATGAAGTGCCCACGGTTGCTGTATCTCGATAAAAAGCACACACAATGTCTCATGTAATTCCTCGCTCATAATCGGCGGTTTCACCCCGAAAATCGAATTAATATATTGAATATGCTCAAAATATTTATTGAATCCCAGTTTCCGCAATATCTCACGCATCTTGTCGTATGTGATTTCCTTGTAATCCTGAATACGCTCCTTTTTTATCCGGTCTTTGATTGCCTGTATAACATCTTCCGGAATCTGTGTCGTCTCTTTGGCCTGAAATTGCGACAATATCTCTTTGAAATGATTCAAACGAATATACGCCGTATAGGACACCTCATTCGGCGGCTCTTTATTCGTAGGTTTCGACGAATCCACTATATACGTGATAAACTTACCACATGCCGAATGATTACATATCATAATCCCCTCATCATCCTGAGGTATCAATTCCCCTATATGACACGATTCACATACATCCGACGAGACTATATAATCCTGTATATTCACATAATCGTTTGTGACATTCCGCCAATATGCCTGATACGTCTTTCGCGACTGATTATATTTACTCGACAACGGGTTCGTCTTTTCCGGATCATTTGCCTTTATTTTGAAAAAGGAATGGAGAACATTGACATTTCCACCATTCCCTCCCGAACAAATCCCCTTCTTTTGCTCGAAATAATCAAAAATATATTTCGAGTTCTCCAAATAATAATTCTTTTCTTGAGAATTGAGAACCTTGATTTCATTCTGTTTCTTTGAAATCTCGTCTTTTGTATCCATATATTCATCGATATTCTTTTTGACCTTTTTTAGTTGGGTTTTTAATTGTTCGATTTCTTCCTTTAGTTTAGGAATAATCTCAGTTTGATTTTTGGCAAATTGAGACACGATTTCGGTATGTTTTTCATCAATCGTCTTTGCCGATTTCATCTATTGTATCTACGCCTTGTTGTTTATATTTATTTTTTCGTAAAAAATAATCAAATAATACCTGCGAAATATTCAAAATGGAAGAAATCCAAGTAAAAAAAAAGAATTTTCAAAAAATGCTTTTTTTGACAAACGCAATCGAAAAAGGATGGTCGGTTAAGAAAATAGATTCGGCATACGTTTTTATAAAAAAAACGGAGAACAAGAAGGAAGTTCTCCGCACTGACTATTTAGAAAAATTCATCGATGAAAATTTAGACATTAACCTGTTGTTACAGTAACAGTAGTAGTCGCAGTCGCATCCGCAGTCTGTTCTCCATCCGAATCAGAACTCTCGATAATTTCGAATCCCCCCTCATCCAATAATTTCACCCTGTTTTTCTCCAGTAAATTCCAACCGCCACTTTCCGCAATATGTAATGTCATTGCCTCAATAGACCGCCGTTTATTTATTTTTTCTAATTCATTCGGGTCTATATCATTGAATTGAACCTTTGTATTCAAATATGCCGAATAAAACACGTTTTGCTCCGTATTGATAATAATATACACGTTACTCAATTTCGTAATCATAAACAATAAATTGGTTAAAAAGATGACGAGGGTCTGATTTCCTAAAGAATATTCGTTTATAACAATTCCACTAAATGTTATATTCAAAGCATACACACACATCACGTAATAACTCATATACTGGTAGTGTCTGTCAATATCAAATATTTTTTTCCGTTTTTCTTCCGGAAAAATTTTCAAACGCTTTCCAACCGATTCATTGTCTGTTGAAATCGTTTTATTCACCTCTAACAATTTTATCAGTTTTTCCTCCCTTCTTGTTTCACATATATACATCAATAAAAATGACACCACCGTAATATAATTGATAATTAATCCAACAGAGTATCTTGTATTGTCCGAATGTAAATTCTCTATGAGAGAACATACGTGGTCGTCACATTTTTGAGGAACGAAAATAATCAATAATGACGAAATCATGACACGGTATAACTCGAGCGACACACTGATTACCATGTTTGTTTTTTGCTGAAAATCTTGACTTGTTATGGTTTTTTTAATGTAATTATACAAAAATAATGTTGTGTCTTTCATTTCTTTCCTTTTATACTATCCAAATATAAACCTTGGCGAAGAACTAGCCTTTCTGCTACCCTTTGAATCGCGACTGGCGAAAGAAACTCGACGATGAATGGGCCAGCACATT